ATATTAAATTGTATGTCAAACCTTAACTCAAGAAACCTTTACGTTCTTGACTATTACAACAGCATCCAGGTTTTCCCAGTTTACACCAGCACGAACGAAGGATGTGTATTCAATAGCGTCTTTCTTTGGTTTGAATTCGCGGAACACTTGAATATCACGCTTGATACCCCACATACGGTTTTGTGGGAAGGTTAGTTCAATGTGACCGTGACCACCAGTAGCACCTGAGTAGTCTCCATTTGCAGTTTCTACGAATAGAGGAACTTCTCTTAGGTTTACACCAAATGGTGCGTAAGGTACTTGGAATCCGGGTGCTCCTTCTGTACGTACAGGACCATTGTTTTCAATAGAATCTGCACGAGGACCAGCCCAAGGACCACCAACATCAACAGTTGTTAGGCTGTATAGATAATCTTGGATAGCGTTAGATCCGGTGTACCATTTTAGATCTGGACGACGTTGCATATAAACACGTGGCATAGTCTTTAGTGCACTATTGAACTGTGCCTTGTTTAAGCTTGTACCGGCACCATCAACAACATGGGCACCGCCTAGAGCCAATTTGTACCAACCATCAAAAATATTCAAAGTTTTGTCGCTTGAAGTAACGTCACCGTTAATAGCAAGATCTTCCAAGTCGTTTCCGAATTGAGTTGCCATTAATCTAGCAATATGATCTTCTAGGTCTGCACCTTCAATATTGTCTTCCAAGCTTTCGCTAGAAATTTCCCAATCCAAACGGATCTTAGTTGTAGTGATGGAAACCTTTGAAAAGCTAACACCAGCGTTTTCACCAGTATCAACAGCTTCAGTAGCAGCGCGGATTAAACGTTGCCCAATTGCCATTCTATCAACTTCTTGAACTTCAGAGCGCATACGGATTTTACGGCAATCATTACCAAGTACAGTTGCATCGAACATGTAGTCAATAAATGTATTGCTTTGTTCAGGTGTTAATAGACCACCACCACCAGAACCAACTTCAGTTGTGCGAATAACTTTTTCAAGTATTGATTCACTCATAGCTTTTACTCCTTTCTTTCATTTTTTTCTATTAGTCTAATTCTTGTGGGAGAAAAGATCCAGACCATATTGATTTTGTAGTTTTGTTGTTGCTCTTTTCGAATGTCCCGTCAGTATCAATATCGGCTGATTTTTTGAATGCGTTAGTTGATTCATAGGTGTCTAGGCGTTTTTCTACTCCACCTAGGTCATTCTTCATTTTGTTAAAATCGTCAGAAACAACTTTCAAGTCTTTTTGTAATTGTTCTAGTTTGGAATCGACTGACTTTTCCACATTAGAAACTACTTCTTTCATTTCAGCAACGGGAACTTCCCATTTATCTGATTCATTTGCTTCAGCAAGCTTAGCTAGGCTAGCGCGAATTTCATCCAAAGCTTGAGCAAGATTATCTCTGTCATTTTTGTCATCATCTGCTTCAACTTCTTGAGCTTCTTCACTAACTTCTTCTGTTTCTTCAGTACCTGCTTCAGTGTCTTGATTTTCTTCTTGATTAGTATCAACTTCAGAAACAACTTCTTCTTGTGTAACTTCTTGTTCTACTTGTTCTGTCATTTCAGTACCTCCTTCCGTTGTTTGCAGATCTTTTTTCAACACTCCGGCTGAATTTAATAAGTCTCTAATTTTTTCTACTTTATTTTCATTAGGAACAGATTCAAACCATCCCGCCGAAATCATTGGTTGATGACATAGCCTACATGATTCTGAATCAGATTCAGCTACAATAGCCATTTGATCTGATTCGCACCAAAAAACAGTTTCGATGACAGTATCTACAGCTAAATCAACTTTAGTAGATCCATCATCCATCTTTTGAATAGACATAACATTGCATAATTCGTTGCCAGGACTGTCAACCAAGCTTAATTCGGTCATTTTATAATCATCAACATATCTGACAATTTTACCTAGTTCCACATTATACTCTGAATGTTCTGACAATATATTTCCTTTAACAGAAAAACCACTAAGTGTACCATCTAATACTTTTTCCCAAGTATTGGGGGCACCCTTAGAAACGTAAACATCAACCCAAATACCATTATAAAAATTATCTGACTCTGGATGGTAGAAATCTTGCTGACGAAAAGATGCTACTTTACCAATAGCCATACCCTTTTCGTGCTGTTCACGTACATTGCCTCTAAACTCATTAAAAGCTTTTCTTGAGGCAGCGGCAGTAACTACATCAGCATGCTGATCAATATTATCTAAAGTAGCAAAGCCAGAAACAGTTCTATTTGTTTCATCAACTTTGACAAAGGGGACGTTAATTGAAACGTCTTCATCCAACATTGTTACCAAAGCTTTT